TACCAGCAGTAAGAGAACAAATTAAGAACCAAGAATACTGGGAGTTTGCACTCAAATACTGGGGACAGATTCGTGTATGTGATTATAGTGAAGTTCCAGAGAATACAACCACACATTACCTGTTTAAAGCAAATCAACCATATGTAAGAGATATTTTTGAGAGCATAGATTGGTTTAAGTATGTGTCAAATATGGGTGCTCCTAACGTTGGTGGCAAGTCACTTGTAATAAAAGCATACAAAGAACGCAAAGCAGAGATGGGGTTGTGACAGTTGGTTGAAGTGTCCACCAAACCCCCACAGGGCACCAAAATCGTGTATATTAAGAGAGTCAAAGGAACGCGCAATGCTTTCCATTACACCTCAAAACAAAATGACTGTTTTTCCAACACCACTTTCTGAGCACAATACTGATCTCAGTAGTGAACTTAATGCGAACGAATTTGCAACACAACATGGATTTTATCTTGCATGTACTGCCAAGATTAAACCTGAATACCGTTTTGTTAAGAATCCTGATGTAAATCCTATTCAATATGTTCCTACAAAGGGACATGAAGAGCAATACGTTGAGTATGCTGAACGCATCTATATTCTTGCCATTGATAACAAAGTTGCCAAGATTGGTGGAACATATACTGGCATGAAAAAGCGTCATTCATCATACAATTGTGGCACACGTAAAGCAAGAGCTGCTGGCACATGTTCGACCACAAACTATCACATTACTGAGGAACAGTATTCTGCACTTTGTGAGGGTAAATCTGTTGAGTGGTATGTATTTGATGTGCCACTTGCTGAGGCAACTATCAATGTATGGGGAGATGAGATGACATATAACGCCAAAACCTTTTACAAGTATGAATCTTCATTATGTGCTAAGTATCAAGAATTGACAGGACATTTTCCCTTGCTATCTGCTAATGCTGGTATCGAGTGACAGTTGAACAACCTCCACACACCCGCTTGATTTGTCCCTTATTCTGTGCCATACTAACAGTATGAAAAACACACACCTTGAGCACCCCGAAGATTCTATCCTGACGGGTGATCTTTCTGTTCTTGATTGGTTCCTCTCCAATGGTGAAATCTCTGCAAAAATTGATGGTGCGCCTGCAATCGTTTGGGGCACGAATCCTGCGACAGGTAAGTTCTTCGTGGGAACAAAATCAGTGTTCAACAAAGTTAAAATCAAAATCAATGAAAGTCATCAAGAAATTGAGCAAAATCACACTGGGGCAGTTGCTGAAATTTTGCATCATTGTTTTGATTGCCTCCCTTCTTTCCCCGGTATTATACAATGCGATTTTATTGGTTTTGGCGGCGATGATACTTATACGCCTAACACGATAACATATGTTTTTGATGAGATTATCCATCAGAACATTATCATCGCACCGCACACATTGTATGCGACTGATGGTGAATTGAAAGATGCCTATGTCATCAATGACATGGTAGATATGGAAATCTTTGAAGATACTGAGTCGTGTAAGTTTGTTCAACCTGAGTGTTGGCAAGTCGATGAAGATTTTGATGAGATTGTTGGTTTCGCACGTCAGATGGCACAGATGGTAACATTTGCTGACAAGAAAGAAGCAGCAGAACTTCAAGTAGCACTGAACAAATGTATTCGCGAAGGTCGTGAAGTTGTTCCAGAAACATTCAACAATTCTCGTCTAATTAGTTACTGGTTCTTGATCAAATCTATCAAAGATGACATGTTGTTTATGATGAGAAACAACGGACCTGCTGCATACATTGGCAACCGCCAATGTCGTGGCGAGGGTTATGTCAAGACCAATGGATATGGTATGTTCAAACTTGTCAACCGAGAGCAATTCTCACACGCAAACTTTAACAACGGGAGATTCGCAAATGTCTGAGTACGACTTAACAGAACAATCTGAAATCGACATGCTCGATGAAGTTGATGGTGAGTATTATAATTGGGACCAGAATCATAGTGGTTTTTTGTGGCTGACTGATGAATGTGTAGAGAAATATGAGTTAGATAAGGAGACAGATGTAGAAGCAATTGATTGGGACATTTGGAATGATGATGAAGATTTAGAAATGAGAGATAAGGGATTCAAGTGGGACTTTTACATTCAACAATATGCGTCAGTGCATACAAAGGATGGAAAATACCTTCGTGATTGTACTTATGAAGATTGGGAAGTATGCAAAGCAAATAGCATCAAAGAAGAAATGTTATCAGATCCAGGATGTGAAATCATGGGATGGTGTGATGGTTAAATGTTAATTAGTGTTTTTTCCATAACGAGAGCGTCGGGGATGACGTAACACCCGTTCCCGATAGAATTATGGAAAAAACAGGTCTTTGCTCTAGTGGTGGTCAGGGTTCTCAATGCAGCACAGCAGGGATGGCACAGCATACCACCAACCCAGCAGAAAAACAAAATCATGACGAATTGTTACAGACCTCGCATCGGGTTTCGGTCTCTGTTATAGTGGGTTCGTGGAAGAGGTTCCGCCTCTCCTCCCTCACAGTGATTTTTTGTCATGATCAGTTGGAAACAACTTGAAAGGGAAATGATGGCTCACGGTTGTATCTTCATGAGACAAACTGGGAGTCATCGTTTATACCTTCATCCAAACTATCCTCGCCCCATTGTTGTGCAAACTCACAGCAAGTCTCTAAGTAAAGCAACATACAAAACAATTATGAAGAGAATCCAACCAGTTGGCGAACTGGTCTAACACCGGTTGATCTCCCCCTAAAATCGTGTATTATTAAAGAGTCAAAGGAAAGCAACCAACTCAACCCAATGCGAACCGCAACCAAAGCACAAGCACTCGAACAGTTTCGTTACAACTGGAAATGTGCCACTCTATCAAATCCAAACCTTAAAGGGGATTCTATTGCAAAGCGTGAAGAATGGTCATACTTTACTGACTCACTTTGCAAGCAAAATTACATCACCATGAAGCAATATGAGTCATGGTCTAATCCTTTCTGAAGCGATTAGAGTAAGTTAATCGCTTCATCATTCATCCCTCTATCTAACATCATGACTTTCTGCGCTCCACAACACAAAACCGAATATCTCACCGAATGTTTACTTGAAGTTGTTAACAACGAATGGAAAGTTAATGCAACTGAATCTGGACGTACTTCATATTCTAAGTTAGAATATAGTGTAGGTAAAAAATACATCAAAGCGAATCAATTCAGGGTTCATGCTGATGGTAGTTTTTCAAATAACGGTGTGTTCATGTTCATCGACAAAGAGTCTGGTGCATGTTACAAACCAGCATCATTTAAAGCACCTGCAAAAGGTATTCGATTCCAGATTGAGCAGTTAGTTGATAACCCTGAGATCGTAGATCCTTACGGTTCATTCCTTTACGTTCGTTGATACTATCAATCTTCGTTCAATCAATTCATTTTCATCATGATTAAAAAAGGCAGCAATCATTCACCAGTTCAGGTCAATTTGGGTAAGTACGATTACAATGTATGGGTGTATTCATCCAGCAAAATGGGAGATGATGGAGTCATTCGTCATCACTATAAAACATTCCGTCAAAAGTATGTTCGTTACATAGATGCCGAAGATGCTGGATGGGATTACATCAACTCCCGTAAAACAATGCAAGCATGGAGAGGATCAATTCGTTCGTTCGATGAGGCATTAGCATCATGAAATGGGAAGTTAAGTTGTACGTTGGTGGCAAAGTTTTCACAGAGGAAGTTTATGCCACTTCACATCGTGACGCAAAAGAAACTGCAACTGCCCGTAATCCTAGGGCAAAAGTAATAGGAGTGAATCCTGTCTGGTGACAGTTGAGATAGTGGCACAGCCCCGGTTGTGCTGCTCCCAAAATCGTGTATTATTAAAGAGTCAAAGAAACGGACCCAACCCAATGCAACTCACAGCACAGCACGGAAACATGGTTGTTGATTTCTACCCCGTCAAATATGCTGATGGAAGTATCAGTGAGCGTCTAATGTATAAGACGGTTACATTTGCTAATGACATGCAATCTAAGTCCTACATCAACAAAG